AATCTTTTTAAGTTCTTCTTCTTTTTCTTTTATCTGCTCAAGAGCCATAAACTCTTCAAGATCAGATCCACCCCCACTCGTTTTTTTCTTTTTTGCTTTTTTCTCTAGTTGTTCTTTGGCGAATACAAAGTCAGAAATTTGTTTTACACATCCTCCTAGTTCTCTTCCGTTGGAAACGAAACTTTTAATCACCGAGAAAGCAGCGTTGGCCGCAGCTAATTCTGCTAACATGGTATTCCCCTTACCTATTTATTGGTTTACAATATGCTGTTATTTTTTTGTTACCATCCTCGTGTGGTATTGTTGGTTGATTGGTTAGACGCTCTGCAAAGTACAGACAATCGTCTACGTTTTTAAATCTTTGTGTCTTGTTTATCACTGTCGTGTCGATCATGAAGATCAGTAGAAACTCTATCATTATGATGGCAATCGCAATTACAAACTTCGCA